CTAATAATGTGTAAATATTTTCTTGTCTTCCTGTAGCTTTAGTTCCTTCTAATTCTCTCTCTTTATCAGTAACTTTATCTTCCATTTTAGAAGGTAATTGTAATTCTATGTCAGCATAAAAACCACCAACCTGTTGTTTACGTAAATCGTTTTCAGACATTTTAATAACATGTATAATAGCTTCAGCATCATCTAATGATGTTGCGGTGTAAGGAACAACTAGATCGTCTGCCGGTACAAATTTAGATACGGCTCTTTGTAGTAAATCGTCATAGTAAACTTTTTTAAAAGCAGATCCTGATAATGGTAAATAAAATAACATTTGATCAAATTCTGGTTCGTACTCTTCCATTTTTTCCATGATCTGATAATTCATAAAATCTTTTACACGTTGAGCTTGTTGTTCTTTTGGTTGATCTATTTTACCTAAAATTTGTGATCTAACAGGTCCTTCAGAAGGTAATAATTCTTTGTAAGCTCCAGCTTGAAATTGTGTAACGGCTTCTGCTAACACAGGATGTGTTGCACCAGATGCACCTTGGAAAGGTTCTGCTCTGTTGTTGTATTTAAATCCTAATAAATCAAGTCCTTCAACATAAGCTTGCTCCCACTCTTTTCTAGATGTTTTGTACTCTGCATAGTCTGATCTCATGTTTAGTCCAATAGGATCTAAAATGTCTTCAGGTAATAATTCTGCTAAATTGTCGTAATGATTTTCTGTGCCTGGAATATTTACTTTTCCTGGTTCAAAGTTTAATTCAACACCGCCGTCTTCCATTGGTGTTACTTCTACTGGTTGTTCAG